ATAAAAATGTAAAAATCAGTTAAAGGAGTTTATTTAGTTGGCTTATATCTATATACTTAAAAATAGAAACAATAAAAAACTTTATATTGGGCAGACTATACAAAAAATTGAAAGGCGCTTAAGAAGTTATGTAAAAGGATATGCACATTATTATATTAATAATGCAATACAGAAATATGGTTGGGATAACTTTGAGAAATTTGTATATGAAGTACCTGAAGACTTTCTTGATTATTTTGAAGTAGAACTAATAAAAAATTTAAATACACTTTCACCTAACGGATATAACTTAACGACTGGTGGAAATAAGAATAAGCATTTTTCAAATGATTTAAGACAGAAACTTTCTTTATCTCAAAAAGGTTTACATAATGGGAGTAAAAATAATTTTTATGGGAAAAAACATAGTGATGAATTTAAAAATAGGTTATCAAATGAACGCATAGGGAAAAACAATCCTTTTTATGGTATGCATCATTCTGAAGATTTTAAACAAAAAATATCAAGTATTCAAAAAGGAAAAGTTCTTTCAGACGTAACAAAAAGAAAAATATCAGAGTTAAATAAAGGAAAAAAACGTACAGAAGAAACTAAAAGAATGCGGTCAGATCAACGTAAA